GATACTCCTGATCTAACAGTGGCAGATCATCAGTCGCAAACGTTCCGAACAATCCAAGATCGTGAAAAGCGTCAAACAACTCAGGTGTGATCATGGTGACCATCGGCTAAGCGTAACCTAGCCAATAACCCCAATCATGTAGAAATGGCGAACCCCCGGCGCGTCACCGCGGCGAGGGCCAGCCGAATGTCAGCCCTTGGAAACGAAGGATGGGGAACTGTCACCAATCTTGGTGGCGGCCCAACCCTTGATTACGGCGAGAGCAGCAGCCACACCTGAGGCGATGATCATCTTTCCTTGATCAACACCCAAGTCCATAACGCTGTTCGTACCGAGCGTAGCGATGGCTGCCTGTGCAAAAGTTGCCACCACTCGTTCCGCTAAGTCTTTCATGCCCATAATTTTTTTCTATCCTGTGTCGGGGTTTGAATGACAATGCCCCCGGCTGGGGACCGCTCTATTATCCCATGAGGCAACAAAACGGAGGGAACAATCGAATTTCTGTATCCAAATTATTATTGACACGAAGTCTTAGTGAAAGTTGCATTCCCAAGGGGTATCATTTACTGATGTCCACCGAGTCGCTGTACCATTACCGCGCCAAGGTTGTACGCACCGTTGACGGTGACACCATCGATGTAGAACTCGACTTGGGATTCGACATCACCCTCAAGGCCCGTGTACGCCTTGTCGGCATCAACACCCCAGAGTCACGAACCAGAGACCTAGAAGAAAAGGCCGCCGGACTGGCCGCCAAGAACTACGTCGGCAAATGGTTGCTCCACATCTGCGGCAATCAGTGCATCATCGAAACCAAACTCGACGGCAGAGGCAAGTTCGGCAGGGTGCTAGGACGAGTCCTCAGCGACGACGGTGTCTGCCTCAACGACCTACTGCTAGCCGAAGGCCACGCCGTCCCCTACGACGGCGGCAAACGCTAGCCCCTTTCTCCGCATACTCGTTGCCAGAAAGGTACCCAAAGACCCCTTCAACTGAAGCCAGTCTAAACAGTGTCGATCGTCAACTTGTACCAGCCGCCCGTGCCAACCGAGTACACACGGGCCTTGACCGTGTAGGTGCCTGCGGTCAGTTCTCTGGTGATCAGGCTGTCCCAGCAGTTGCCCTCATCGGGGCAGTTGTTCCCACAGGTACAGCCGTCATCGTCGTCCTTTTCAACAAGGTTGTTGTTGCTGTCATACAGGTAGACATACGGATCGCCGTAGTCGTTCTCGCCGTTGTTGTTGTTACCGGGCCAGCCGTCACAGGTCAGGTTGGTTGCGGCGGTGATCTGCACCGTCTTCGTCTCAGTCAGCGTGAACGTAATGTCGTCGTCGTTACCGTCCCCGGACTCACTGTCAACGATGCACCAGTCCCCCATGCCCGTCCAACTGTAAATATCGTTTGGCCCGGTGACCTCGCAGTCGTTCGTCCAGCCGCTAACGCTCTGCGAAGTGGACGTTACGTCATAGTCATCCGAATAGGTGATTGCCGTGTAGCCGTCGCTCCACTCCACCGTGGTCACATCAGTGAAGGTCTTCACGGTCGTGTCAACGGTCGTGATGGCGTCGTACCATAGCCCGTCGGGAATCCAACTCAAGCCTGACGCTTCCAGCGTTTCTGTGGTGCTCACACTCGTCGTTACGGAGTTGTCCTCCCTCTGGACAACGGACGGGTTGCCGGGCGTAGCGCACCCTGACGGCTTCTCATCAGTGTCGTTGTCCCAAGGGTCGTTCTGATGAGGCAACCGGATCATTGCCTGTCGGGATGGAGCGAACGGCTCTTCTTGATTCCGGCGGTACAAACAATCTCGGTCGGTCGCCACCAAGTCCGAGGTGATCCACGCGTCCGTTACCACAAATGACTCTTGAGAATCCTCCTCCGAAACCGCCGTCTCCCACAAAGTCTCTTCAACCAGTTCCCCGTTGTCAGAATAGGTATTCAAAGTCCCTGTCTCATGGAGGGTTTCCGTCCACTCCGAAGTCGTCTCCTGAATCTCCCAGTGGGTGTCCGTCCATACTTCCGTCAGCGTCCCAGCCTCGTCCTGATACACCTCCGTTCGATCCGTCACCTCCGAAAGGGTCTCCAAGCCCACCGTCGTCCAGAACCTGACCACCGTCGAACGGGACACTGGGGCTTGCCCAACCAGAACCGGGGCGGCGAGGACTAAAGGGTTATCGCTGTCGTCTCTCCATGCTTCTTCTTCGACCTCCTCAAAGTACTCCTCGTCATACGTCGTCTCCTCCCAATACTCATCCTCCCAATAATCGTCCTCCACCTCGGCCATTACTTCCGTCAGCAGAGACTCCGTTTCCTCGTCCTCCCACACAGTGTCCACAGCAACCTCTTCGGCCCAAGCCTCGCCCAGCACCTCCTCCACACGGTCCTCTACAACCGCTTGGAAATACTCAGCGTCGGAGGCGACCCACGCTTCGATCTCCTCTTCCTCCTGCGTGACCACGCCAGTTTCCTCGTCGTAGTCGATCTCCACAACCAGCGGAGCATCCTCCACGGCCCGCTCCGTCAGATCGATCTCAACCTCGGCGACGACCTCGCCCTCAACGTCGGTGATGCCGATCTCGATTGCCTCCTCCACTACATCCTCAGGGGCGAATTCAATCTCGATCGTCTGCTCGTTCTCCAACTCGATCTTGATCTCAACGGCCTCAACTGCGATGGCGACCGTGGCTTCTTCCAGATCGCCTACGTCGATGGACGTTTCAGTGATCTCCAGTACCGACACTTCCTCCACAGCAGGCTCTCCGGGGACAGGGTCCTCAACCGGCTCCTCCACGGCTGCTTCGATCTGAATCGACTTCTCTTCGTTGAGCAGCAGCAGCGAAAATTGCCCCTTTTCGACCTCCTCTTCAACCTGCTCCTCCTGCTGCGGTTCATCAGCAGGAGCCGGTATCTCAATCTGCCCAACGTCGGCGCTGAACACCTCCACCTCAGGAGGGAGAAACACAAGAACCGGGTCTGCCGTGGACGCACCAGAGATGAGGTAACGGTACGTCGCTCCTTCAATCTCGTTGACAAAGTCGCCGTCGTAGTAGCCGAGCCTGTCCCCTGACTCGGTTTCGATCTGGATGGTCATCTGCTTCTCGCCAGTTGCAGCAACCGTAAGCATCGTGCCCGACTTGGCGCTGTTCGACTGCGGACAGAAGGAGCAAGTAAAGGGTCCCTGCCTTACTCCCATCGGGGTGAGTTCCATCGTGCCAACCCCGCCGGACCATGCCGACGCCTCCTCTGATGGATTCGTGGCAGCGAGGGCGTACACCCATGTACCGTCAGGACCTACGTCGATCCACCGTTCCGTAGTAGGCCAGTTCGAGTCGTAGATGTAGATGCGGTAACCGGCGTCGGCCGTTTCCTCAACCCGGTAAGGCGTGACGGCGTGGCCCCCCATATCGCTGTAGATACCGATTGTGTATCCCGTGTGCGCATTCCCGGCTTCGGCTGACGCGAAGTCGTCCATGAGAATTCTCGCTAGATCGGCAGGCGACATGGTTCGATAAGCGGTGGCGCGGTCCTGTACTTCAGGAGAAAACTGGGTGACGTACCAGTACGCTATTTCCGACAGGAGAGCCGGGTCTTCCTTCACGAGCGCCGCTGCCTGCTGTACCTGCTGGAAGGCCGTCAGAGCGCCTGTATCGCCCTCTAAGCGCAGGCTGAGGACTGCTAGCCCCTCGCACAGTCCGCCACGCATCGAGCGGTTGGCCTGCGAGATGAGTTGCAGGATCACCGGGTATGGAGTGCATTGATTATCGACAACGTCTTGGCAAACCTGATCGTCGCCGTAGAGGCGACGGGCCATGTTGACCGTCAGGTCGGCTGGAGGTTCACCACCGCCGAAGTTCTCGAAAGCAAACGAGTCTTCTTCAGGAGTGAACGTAATGGCATGATCTTCGAGAGGGATACCCAGAGTGGCAGTTGTTGTCGTTGATTCCGGTGTTGGAGATGTGTCCCCGCCGGAACAAGATGTTGCAAGAAGCCCCCAGATAAGAAGCGCCGCCAAGCCTCGCCTCATCGTCGCTTGCGCTTGCTCTGGTACCAGAACAACAACCCGAGGAAGACGACAACTACTCCGGCAACAATGATGAGCGTCACCGATCCACCGGGGGCGGCGCTTGGATCAAGCGACCAGTTTTTCGTTCCCCCGCCGAGGAGATCGCCTTCGGCTTTCAAGTCGGCCACGGCTTCCTCCAACTGGGCAACCTGCGCCACCAGTGAGGCTTCTTCTGCCGAGGATTCCCATAGGAACCCGAAGGCACCACCGATGGCGGTGGGTAGGCCAAGGACGTAGGCGATATTGTCTTTGACTTTGTCGATGAGGCCGACCGCGGTCGCTACCGGCTTGTCGGGTTCCTCGCCAAGGGCGTCTTCAATGTGCTGTTTGGCCGCGAGCAGAGCATCTCTTTGCCCCATGTGTTCTCCAATACCCTTTATCGGCGGGTCTGCACCACCGTGGTATCGCTATTATACATTCACACCCCATGGGACTTAGGTCCTTTCGGGGGGTGTTTGAAGAACGCTCTTTACTTTTTATGCACTCTCCAATGCTTCAAGGCGGGCCGTCAGGGCAGTGATTTGTTCCTTCTGGCGTCCAATCAGATTCACCAAAGCAGGAACCATCTGTCCGTACTGCACGCCCTCTGGACGCAGCACCTCGTTGCCGTCTTCGTCAAGAGTCGGCACCCGCTCCCCGTCGGCATCCTGCACATACTCTTCACGGGTTTCACCTGTGAGATCATCTGTTTCAGTGGTTGTATCCCACACCGGCCCGTAACTCGTCCACCGAGGGTTGATTTCGGCTACCTCTTCGGCAATGAACCCTTCCCACGACCAGTCGCTTCGATCAAGGCCACCTGTAGAGCGGAACCAGACAGGGCGCAAGTCCAATACCTTGTCGGCCTCTGCATTCCACAAGTCCTCTATGTCTGTCTTGTATCGTGCCGAGGAGGAATAGCGAAACAGGTTTCCGTCACCATCCACACGGGTTTCGCTTCCGCTTGAATAGGCACGGTCGTATATCAGACGACTGCGGAAATGCGCGGCGCTTGCTGTCCAGTTGCCGAGAATCAACCAGTTGGTATTGCCGTAAGTAGACCAGTTGGACGCTCCATCAAAGTGAAGCGACGGAGACGCCCAGCCGCCTGCGTTCAAACGGGCATGAATACGGAACCCGCTATGTCCAGTGTAGGTACCACCGTAGTGGGTGTCGGTACCGATCTGGATACTGCGCTGGGCGCCATCAGTGGCGCCGATGTCGGAACCAGTACCAAGACCAAGACCACCAGATACAGTAAGTTTAGCGTGCGGTAAACTTGAGTTTACACCCACACTGCTGCTTGAGTTCTTCAAATACAGGACATTGTCCGAGACCGTAGAATTGAACGACAGATCGTGCGTAGAGTTGTTCTCGTAGCCGAATGCCCAGTTGCCCGTCTCCGCAGTGGCGGCATTGGTTCGCTTGAACCTGATTCCCCCCCATGCGTTTGCTGGCACAATGATGCGGATACCCTCCGACCATGTTTCCGAATTGCACAAGACACGAATGTTCTTACTGAACAGCGTGTACTCGCTGAACTCGGCACCACCCGTGCCTAACTTGACTTGGCTGGCCGTGGTGTTAGCCGCTGGGCGAAGGTAAATGTCGCCCCCGCTGCCCGCCGAAATAAACGTATGCGTACCGTCTGACAGTAAAACGTATTCGCTGCCTGCCATGCTGTTCGTGGCTAGCGATGCGTATGTAGAACTTGCAGTCCAACCACGGAGGGTAAACCCGCCGTCGCCACCTTCCTGCGAGCGGATGGCACCCACAACATGCAACGGTGCTGACGGAGTGGTGGTGCCGATACCGACATTGCCGCCCCCACCCGCCGCATAGTTGAGAATCAAATCACCCCATGCGTTCAACGCCGTATTATGAGCGCCAACAACAGCCTTACCGGCATACGATCCGACAACAACAACCTGATCCTGTCCGCCAAAGAGTGCCCGTCCACGCCAAGCGTTGCCCGTACCTGCCTCGTAAACATGCAGTTGATC